TCTCCCTGCGACAACTTTAGCACGCAATTGTTATGATAGTATGTTCTATAGTTGTACAGCTCTAAAAGTTTCTTCTGATCCAACTGAGACTTATCAATATGCATGGAGGATTCCAACAAGAGGAACAGGAACAACAGCCTCCGGTTGGAACATAGGTATGCTCTGGGAAACAGGTGGAACCTTTCCGTATGACCCTGATATAAATAAAACATACTACGTAGAAAATCCACCTGTAGTATAACTCTTCACAGCCACGCCTAGGCCAGACTCAGAATAATATGAGGTGATTAAATGAATAAGGATAAATTAACAATAAATAGTAACTTTAAGTTTGACGTAATGAAAAACCTTCTAGCGCTAGCGCCTAATAAATATGATTTTTATATTGTGTTTTCTAGGGACTATGATAGAAATAAACGAGAAGACGTAAGTCCTAGAGATACTTTAAACTCAATTTTTAATGAAAGTGCCCCAGAAATTAAACTTGTGTATATTAAGAAGATTACAGACACCGAGATCTTTGGGGCAATCCGTAAAAACAAAAGTCCAGAGCCTACAAACAACTATACTAGCACAACTGATTTCCCTAGTGATTACTATTATGTAGCACGCGATAATATTAATACCGAAACAGTAGAACTTACACATATATATTTTAGAACTAGCATTGAGGCTTTAAATGCTTCAGGGCCACAAATGTTTAATATTGTAACGCTTGTCTATTGTGATCATTCTACACCTGATCTTTCGGAAGACTATACTGATGGTCAAACAGACCAACCTGATAGTAACCCATTTACAGCTGACGGTGTTAATGCAAGGATCTTAGCGCAAATAAAACCTGCAACTCAACTTATGACAAAGTACGACCCAGGCAATGTAGCTCCAGATAGCATACCAAAACTACAACTAATGATTGAGCTTTAATAACTAAGGAGGCAAAAGTATGAATTCCAATACTAAGCTAATGAGTTCAAACAAGCAATTCGAATTATTAAAAAACCTGGTAGATATTTATTCTAAAGAAGAGATAGAGTCAATTAGAAGTGCATATATGCAAGCTAAGGCTCTATCAAAACTTGAGGCTAAACTAATTAGACCTATTGTTCCAATTCGTGAATGGGTAAATAACCCGTACTACGTTGGTAACAGTGTTAATACTCTCTACGACTACTGGAAAAAAGCATTGATCGAAGTGTTTGATTCTGAAACCCCAATTAATCAGCTGATTTTAACCGGGGCACAAGGTGTTGGTAAAACTACTTTTGCCATTCTTGTTATTATAAGAAAAATCTACGAGCTATCTTGTTATGAAAATATTGCTCGCTTGTTTAACTTAGACGCAATCTCAAGAATTGCTTTCGCTTATCTTTCTATTACAAAAGACCAAGCTATGAACTCAGGTTTTGCAAAACTTACAGAATGGTTAGATGACATTCCTTATTTTAGGGATAACTTCAAACGTAAGTCCGGAATTGACTCTGCGCTTATATGGCCAGAAGAAAGAATGTTTGTAACAGTAGGATCAACGCATAGTCACTTTATAGGTCTCGATATGATCGGAGCAATTCTTGACGAAGCAAACTTTAGGGAGCAAGCCGCAACAAAAGGCAACGACTATAACGTCAATAAGAAAGTCTTAGAGCTCTACTCACAATTAGTAACTCGCGCACAAACCCGTTTTATTGTAGGAGGCAAAAATCACTCCTTAACAATTCTAGTGTCCTCTTCAACACACGTTGGATCCTTTACAGAAGAGGTAATTCAAAAACATAGGCATAGCAAGAACACCAAAATCTATTCCCCGGCTCTGTGGGATGTTAAGCCTGAAGCCTACTGTGGTAAACGGTTTCTAGTTTTTGCAGGTGGCAATAACCTTGAACCATTTATTATCAATACATTTGAAGACTTGAACATTGTTCTTCATGCGTTTGGAAAGCAACTCCTTACACCAGAAACGCTAGGTTCAGCAAAAGCACCCATTGATTTATACGACACGCTTCCAACTGAAGTACAACAAGTAGTCCTCACTATTCCAATTGAACACTATGATGTCTTCACTTTAAATATTATTGAGGGCCTACAATCTCTCGCTGGATACTCTGTAGCTTCACTTAGTAAGTTCTTTAGAAATTATGCCGCCTATACTGCAGCAGTTAAAGAAGAGTTGCGTCACCCGTTTATTAGGCAAGACATACCGCTATCTAATACTTCTAATAGCTTTGAAGAAGGTTATATGCCGCTTAACTTCTATTTAGACCCAGAGTACCGCTTTGCAAATCCACATGCCCCAAGGTTTATTCATCTTGACTTGTCACTATCAGGTGACGCCACAGGTATTGCAATGGCGCATATCTCAGGCCATAAACCAATCTATCAGAAGCAAAAGACAGAAGACCAAATAAAGTATGGAGACCCAGATCAATTTGAAGCAACAGTTCCAGTTATTACTGTAGACTTCATGTTAAGAATTAAACCACCTAAAAAACCGAATAGAATATCTCTACCTAAGATACGTGACTTTATTATATATCTACAGCAGGTTTACAGGCTTAACATTGCACTAGTTACGGCCGACCAATTCCAAAGTGCTCAGATGCTTCAAGAGCTTTCAGACTTTGGTATTAAGACAGCTAATCTATCAGTAGACAGAACTTCTGAGCCTTACTTTACATTAGCTAGCCTATTTGATGAAGGACGCATTAATATTTATAACTACGAGTTCTTCAAAGATCAGCTGTTTGGGCTTATCTACTTTGCAGGTGCTAAGAAGATTGACCACCCTAAAGATGGAGCGAAGGACGTATCTGACGCCGTTGCTGGTGCTGTATATAACGCTATTAAATCACAAGAAAAGAACTCCTCATCTGACTACGATTTACTCAAAGCCTTTGTAGAGATAAATAAAAATAATGGCCCTGACATAAACGACCCAGTACAAAGAGCAATTGATAACTTAGTTAATATGCTAAAAGGGAATTAAAAGTATAACCCCAATTACCAAATTTTTACACTATATATGTTGTAGAATACTATTCGGGCAAGACAAGGAGTTGAAACAAGTTGAGAACAGAAAAAGCAATACTAAGAAAAGTTAGAGAATGGTCAAATAACCCTCTAATTGTTATTGGCATCTATCGTCTATTTACATACTTAAAATGGGAGGCAATTCCAGAACAGTACAAATCACATTTTTCAGCGGAAGCACAAGCAACCTGGAATGATGATTTAGAAACATTTAAAGAGCATGATATTCGTTTAGATATTGGTGCAGAAATTACAGCGGTCTTTCAAAGCCTCTTCAAACGTAACACTACACAAGCTCTGAGTGTTATACCAATTATTCTTGCAGATATTTACATGCTAGGTAAACCAACAGCTAAAGCTCAAAAAATGGTTGTTAATATTACAAACAAGTTTACTAAGAACTTTCAGGTTGACCCTGACTTAGCACAAGCATATGCAGTGTTTGAAATTGTTGAGCTACTTGAATATCTAATTAAACTAGCAGACATTACATTGCCTTATAGTCCTCAAGAACTATTAAGTAAAGTTTTAGAAAAAAGTACAGCTAAAGCTAAGAGTAAGAATGGCCTTCCTAAAGATATTGATAAACAAATTGATGCAGCATTAGACGCATATTATAAAGCCCAAGCAGAAAAAGGAGAACAGGATAATGGATCAAAAACCAACGTATAAAGTATCTGCTACAATAGTTAACAGCTACTTATACTACAAACAGTTTCCTAGTGACCAGTCAAAGCAATCATTTGAAGATACATTAAATAAGGTCTTTAAACCAAACAAATGGACAGAGCGTGGGAACAGGTTTGAGCAAGAAGTTTTTGAAGGTAAACATGGTAAACTATCACAACTAGTTAGTGAGCTTCCTAAGCAGCAATGGGGAAACAAAACTTTAGAGTTCCCTGAGTTTAAGATCTTTCTTTCTGGAAAACTTGATGTTTTTGATCCAACTAAAAAACGGATTTATGATATTAAGCGCACTAGTGTATTTAAAGAGGATACTTATAATAATAGTGTTCAGCATTTGTTTTATTTGTATTTATTCCCAGATGTGACAAACTTTTATTATCTAGTTGCTGAAGGACCAGATGATACAATTACAGATATTCATATAGTGGACAAGCCTAGGCCTGAAGCGCTAGAAGACACTGTTAAAAAGGTCATAACTGATTTCATTGATTTCTTAAAAGAAAATAACTATTGGGAAATATTTACTCAAAAACATTCTATAAGGAAAAATAGGAAAAATGCGGAATAAACAACAATATATTAATACAGTTCTTAAGATTACAAAAGAAGTAAAAAATGAGTTTGGTAAGTTTAGTTGGGCCGAAGTCGCATATCGTGTAAAAAAGTTATACCCACATAAGAGCATTACATATGAGGGTGTGCGTAGTGTCTACAGACGCCATGGTAAAACATTTGAAAACCCAGATGTAATTAGAGCGAAAACTAATGACACGCTAGCCGGCAGAACTAGTTTAAAAGACAGGCTATTACCAAGACTTAGAACAAAAGCAAGTATCAACCAGCTTGCTAACTACCTTGATGTACCAGCCGATTACATTCTATTAACACTTACTAAGTTACAATTAGAAGGGTACTCACAAATTAAGATCTGGTCAGAGGGTGGAGAAGTCTTTGCTCAAATCTTTAAAAGAGCTAGAGATACCAATAATGAGTATGATATCTCTGACAAATGGAAAAATGCCTCTACAATTACATTAGGGATCATTTCCGATACGCATATCGGAAGTGAGTACTGTAATGAAGAAGCACTTAATCATTTTTATGATCTTATGGTAGAACGCGGTATAAAAACGGTTCTACATTGTGGAGACCTTTTTGAGGGCTTTAAACGAGAACGTCCTGAAGTTTTCCTTAATAATAAAGCAATTGGTTTTCAAGCCCAGTTAAACTATGGTGAAAGAGTGTTTCCTAAACGTGATGGTGTAGAAACACTTGTTATCAGTGGTAACCACGATGAATGGTATATGGTTGAAGGCCTAGCTGACATTGTTAAAACATTCACAAGAATTAGACCAGACGTTAAGTTCCTAGGTAATAGCTTTGCTCGTATTTGGCTAACACCTAAGCTTGACTTAACTTTGTTCCATCCTAATGATGGAACATCATCTAATATCTTTGGTAAACTTCAGCAGTTCTTAGCACATGGTGAGGACAAGCGTTCTAAGATTAATATCTTGGGGCATTACCATAAGTTTGCATATTTAAAACATGATGGTATGCACGCTTTCTACCCAGCCAGCTTCCAAAGACAATCAAATTGGATGAGCAGAAACAATCTTCATTCTGAAGTAGGCGCTCTTATTCTGACATTAAAAGTGGACACTAACACTGGTGACCTCCTTTCATTAAACTTTGAGTTTATCGATTATAACAATTAAAAACACACAACAGGTATATTATATAATGTAGGAGGCAGTCGACTATGATAACTCAATCACAAGCAAGACAAATAGTTAAAGATGAACTAGGTTTAAGCATAGTCAACCTTGAACTACCAGACGACGTAATTGATAGAAATATATCAAGAGCTCTAATGACTATGAGTGCATACTATTCCTTACCGTCATATACTACGGTCACACTACGAAGAAGCGGGTCTGGTACTACAGGTGGCTTTGTCAAACTAAATGATATTGACAAAGACGGTGTATCAATAGTTGTAGCCGTTTACCCAACTACTAATGTTATGAGAGCCGACGCAGCATTATTAGGCCTAGGATCAATGTATTATAATCTAGGCACGCTTCTTAGCGACCAAATCAATGCGTACTCTAATATGATCCAGCGGCTGTCCCTACTAGAATCAATTTTAGGTCGAAACGCAAAAATTATAGGAGATACCCTCTTTGTTGATAATTACTTTGGTGATATTACAGTTGCTTATATTCCAAAGACTATCAGGATTGATTCTATCTCAGATGGATCTTGGCTACGTTGGGTTTTAGAGTATACAATCGCACTATCAAAACGCCAGCTCGCTCAAGTCCGCGGCAAGTTTGTAGTTGACTCTAACCCAGCAAAGACAAATGCAGACACCCTACTCAATGAAGCAAACGAAAAACTAAAAACACTAGAAGAAGAGTTACAAACTAAAGGAGTCTTTGTCGCGTCTCGTTAACATTAAGGAGGACATATGACAGAAATCGAGCTAAGAAAGCTCTTAAAAAATCCACAACCTACTAATCACATTCTCATGAAGTTTAAAGAGTACTTGCATAGTCCTAGCGTTAAAAACAAACTATTAAACACAATGTTAGCCAAAGCCAAAGCTGCTAAAAAGTATAATACGCTTGATTTTGTTAAATGGTTTATTGAGGATTATAAGTACTTAGTTGAAGATACACCCTATGGAAACAATGAGTACACACGAGACATGTTTCTTAAGATGGTGTGGGAGGCTTCTTATTTAAGTATAGAGCTAGTTAATAATATTCGTAATAATATTATATTACCAGAATAATTAATCTATACGTTACATATAAGGAATAAACAGAGGCCTTATGAAAACTCTATATTTTCCTTATAGAGTTTTTCTTTTTATGTTATAACTACAAAGGAGGAACTATGCTAAAACCTGAGTATTATTATATAATTAATAATTTAGACCCAGAACTCGTTGGAGCACAGCATGCTCAACTACAGGAGTTACTTAGACAATACACACTTGACAATATAAGCAGGGCTATTAATAATCAAATTGACATGATGGAAGAAATTATAGACACCGGTGAAGTTAAAACACTAACTTCTCAAGATGGTACACAAATCACTGTTGGACCAGATGAAGCCCTTATGTATTTAGACCAGGCTTTAGTCTTCGCTGTCGGTCTAGAACACTTAAGACGTTATCCAGAGGGAGCTGTCCCGCCAGAACTAACAAGGCATATTCCAGAGTTAACCACAGAAGAAAACAATATACTAGCGGAGTACAATGATTGCCTTTACGCGTATCAAAATCGTGTTCAGCCTGAGCCAGAAGTAACACCAGAGCCTGAACCAGAAGTAACACCAGAAGAAGTAAGAGTTCAACCAAAGAAAACAATGTTTAACAAGTATCAAAAATACTTAAGTAAGCGAGGTAACTAAATATGAAGCTAAATAAGAAAAATATGGAAAAAGCATTTAATCTAATCTACAACTTGCAAGACGCAGGCGTAAAAATTAATGAAAATGGAAAAGTTACTATATCCCCGAAAGTTAAACAGTATATTACTGAAGCACTCACAAATGAACCAACCAAAGTAACCTATGTATCTGGTGAAACTACTTATACGCTGGAAGTAGTAGGTGAGTCATACACACTTACTAGAACTCTCTTTGGGCAAGACATAAAGTTATTATTGACGGTTGATGAGCTTGAACAAATTGAAGGGAAAGAGTTAACACCAGAAACTGTTAAAGAGTTAGCATACTATGTAGATCATGTGAAAGCGAGATTTGGATTATAATGGCAAAGAAAAAAAGAATAATGTATATCTTAGAAGAAGCTGCGCCTGTTAAATTATCTAATAAAGAATTATTTGCAAATAAGCTTAATAAACTCTTTAAAGTACTAACAGAAGACCTTGGTTTCGAAGATATTTCAGCTTTGTATATCATTAAGTTTTATGTAGCATTAAAAAAGAATAATCTTTTAGAAGCTCCATATTTTAACTTAACGGGCTCATTTAAAAAAGGCAATCCAAAAGGACTAATCAAAAACTTAGATGAAGCGATTAAGCATCCTCGAGTATTCGTTGAAGCAATACTAAATGTAATGCACTCTCCTAAGTTCTTAAGACAGTACGATATTAACTTTGAGTATATTGGTGACTCAGATTTAGATACTGAGGTATCTATTACTAAAAAACAAGAAGAAGAAGCCATAGAAACAGGACCTGATACTTCACCATTTCCAGAAGCACCTAGATTTGACAAGTACATTGTTAACCAAGATGACAACTGGATAACATACGAAATCCCTAATAAAGAAGTTAGTCGTGAATTCCACACGTACTATCAAAGCCGCTTTAGTGGCCACCCAGTTATGGAGCTCTTAAAGTCAATTAATAGAGCCCAACTCTTCAATACGACTTATTGTATTCACGGTGATAGTGATTATTTCTCTTCACAAAAATCAAACCCTAGGGATAAATGGTTTATAACTTACTCTAAGAAGTCACTTATTAATCTTCTATGTTTAATAGCTGGTATACCATATAGTCCAGAAATGGAAGAAACAGTAACAGCCTCTGATAGCGCTGTTCGAGACTTTGTTATAAAAGCGCTTG